TGAACTGCACGACGCCCTCTTCCGAGGTGGGTCGGCCGTTGAACATGTAGGCCACGTCGCCGCTCTCACAGACGAGGCGGACCTTGGCCGGTGACGGTTCAGCGCCCTCGACCTTCACTTTGAACATGAGGTCGTGAGACTCCTCCATGTCGAGTTCGATAGTCTCCAGCATGGGCTCCATGGCGATTAAATATCCTCCGTCATTCCGGGTCCCACAACTGCGTGTGGTCTGAGTCAGTTTTCTTGACCCGCAGCTTGTCGCCCGCGGGCTCGACGGCGGCCTGTTCGCCGTTCTTGAATTTGGTGTCTCGAGGTGCCAAGAAGGCCTTACCCTTCAACCGTGTGTGGGCAGGAGCACCCTTCAGCTTGCCGTAGACCTTGTAGGTCTTTCCGCCCGAGGCTGCTACACGAGGTGCCTCTGGTTCGTGGACGGGTTCAGCCTTGGGCTCAGGTGCGGAAGGTGGCGCTGCTCGACGGGTGCGTTCCTTGTCAGGTTCTCCCTTGACGTACGTACCCAACGTCTTCTCACGGGCGGCCTTGTACTCCTCCCAGTCTGGGTCCTTTGACATTGAGGCGGGCTTGTAGACCGCCTGGATCGAGATGTCCGACACAGGAATCTTGCCACGGTAGGCGATGGCGCCGGTCTTATTCAGCGAGCTCGCGATGCGCTGCTGGAACTGGTTCATGATCTGCTGAGCGTTGGGCCATGATTTCCAGTTGTTGTGCTTGAAGTGGATTTCGGTCTCTTCCCCCTCGGGATTCGTCGCCTTCATCCAGTTCATGTTGTCTTCGTCGGTGATGAATTTCGTTGGATCACGAACGATGACCTTGAGGACGACTGCCTTACCACCATCATCCACGGCGGCACGCGTCGCGTAGTTCTCGGCTTGACCGATCTCGGTCGTCAAGTAGATGTTGAACTCAGAGTAGTTCTGGACGAGGTCGGCATACACAAAGGGTGCATTGCCCGGTGCCAGACCGTTCTTCTTGATGTTGGCCAGGCGCTTGTCGCTGGTGCCGTGGTAAAGGATCATCGGCTTTGCCTGCCCGCCCTTCACCATCACGTCACCAGGGCGCTCCTCCTTCATGATGTCACCGATCGTCTTGCCTTCGTGGTTGGGATTGCCAACGATCTTGTAATCATCAGTCAAGCGAGGATCAATCGACTTGATCGCCTTCAGGATCTTCTGCAGCTCGTGGATCTTCTCAAATGAAGTCGAAGCGTGCGGAATCATGTAGGAGCGACTACCACTACCTCGCTTGCCTGGTCGGCGGTTCATGTACTGGGATCGTTCGGCAACGTCCGTCTCAATCGTCTTGTCGCGGTGGTTGACGACCAGTGCCTTGTCTTCGATGGCGGTGTACCAAGGCTTCGTCTTGTCGTTGGAATCCTGATTGACTCCCAACACGTCCTTCAAGTAGTTGTCGATGCCTTCCTTGCCGTACTTGGGCATGTCATAAGGCACCACGATGAACTTGCCACCAGCGTAGCCGCCGTAGCTACCATCGTCTCGCTTGTGAGTCGTCTGCAGTTCATAGACGCGATAGATGTCAGCCTGGGCAGCTTCCTTGCCACCCAGAAGCTGCACTTCCGTCAGCAAGGCGCGCCGCACGATCTGTCGCACCTCGCCCAGCGTCAACTTCATTCGCTTAAGTACCTCACTTGAGGCGTTTGACGATGATGCTGATGTCTTCCCAGGCCTGCCTGACCCTGGTCGATACGTGCTCTGCCATCGCTCGGGCAAAGCCAGCATCCTTGTTGACTCCGACACGAACGAAGCCTTCGATCTTCTTGGGCGGGGGCTTGCCGTCAACGCCCACCAGCTTGGCCCAAACGATAATTTCGTCGAGGCCCTCGGTTCGGCGCTTCTTGCCGCTGGGACCGAACTCAATTCGTCGAGTGATGACCCCCGTGATCGACCGTGGCGGGCCACCGTAACCCTGCGTCACCAGGCGGTTGATGTGAGGCCCCATCCCACGGGTGATGATGCGATTGGTGACCCGTCCATACGGGTGCGGTGCTGTGGCCTCGCCGCCGGTGCCTTCAATGATCCTCGGCATTACACCCTCGTGCGCTGGAAGACTGCGTCCATCGACGGCGTCGCGGTGTCATCGAACAGGTTGAACCGGGCAACCTCAGTCACGTTGTCTTCTTTGTAGAAGACCATCTGATTGCCCACGATGTGCCACCGACCGAAGCTGATGTCGTAGAGCTGAGCCAAGGTGCCAGACATCATCGTCAGCATCCGCAGGGTGTCATCGACCTTCGGGTTGTTCTCCTCGACGTTGTACTGCTCCACGGCGTACGACTTGTCGGCGAATGCGGTGCCCGTGTCCCACATGATCTGCCCACGGAAGTCAGCAGGAAAAGTCACATAGGCGGCATACAGTCCACTACCCGACTCCAACTGGTAAACACCTGCCGTGGTCCTGGGGGCAATGACCGACCCCGACACGTCCATCAGGGTGTAGCCCACCCCGGTCGAGCCGGTGGCATTGGCCCGATTCTTGCCGAAGTTGGCGTTACGCAGCTGGTCGAGCATTCAAGTCCAATTTACCGCAAGGTCAGCGTCATGGTATCCGAGGTCGATCATCCGACGCACATCCGCTGGGTCAAACTCCAGCGAGTTCTTAACTAGGTCATTCTCGGGCATCACGACCCGGACAGTGACCTTCTTGTACTTCGGGTTGATCTCCGCCAGTTCATTCTTCAAGCCGCACTGTTCGATGTCGTTGCGGATGATCTGCGCTGACATCAAGTCCAGCATCCTGACGACGAGGTCAGGCACTGCCGACGCGTTCTCAGCGTCAAAGTCAGTGTTCTTGAAGTTGGAGCACATCACCACGTCGATCTCTGTCGCTCCCATCCTGATGGCCTGACCCAGGGGAGTGACGTGACGAATGCCGCCATCGCTCCACCACTTGCCTTCGATCTTGATTGGGTTCAAGAAGACGGGATAGCTGGCAGAGGCGAGGACCCAGTCGATGAAGTTTGGTTCAGTCTCCCGTGCATAGCGTTCTTCACCCGTGTCCAGGCACACCGCGCCGACGGCCAACTGCCGTCCGTTGGATGCGATCTTTTCCAGGTGCATGTTGCTCTTGACGAGGTCGATCAGGGGTGATGAGTTGAAGACTGACTTCAACCACAGTGCATGGAGGCGGCCGAACGGGAACCAACGCTTGTAGATTGCCGCGGTGTTGACCTTCGACAACCAGAAGTCTTCCAAGAACTTGATGGCAACTTCGGGGTGACCGAAGGGCGTCAGTGCTAGACCGGCTACGTTGAGAGAGCCCACCGACACGCCGCACATGATGTCGTAGTCGAGACCCTGATCGCCCATCCAGCGCTTCAAGACACCGACCTGATAAGCTCCCTTGACTGCACCCCCTGAAAGCACCAAGGCCCGCATCGACACCTCCTAGATCGTAGGTAGGCGTCGGCGGGCCTCTTCGCGCTCGGGCGAGCGCTACTTTCAGTGCGGCACAGCGAGGACTCTGACGGGGGCGTTTGACCCACCGGTCATCATCCATTGGAGCCATGTCGTCAGACCACCTCCTGGCGTGTACCGACCTTCGACACACGCCTTGGTGTTGTCGCTGAAGCCTTCGCTGGCTGCGGGCGTCAGGAACACGCCTCCAGGCAGTAGGCCCGGCATCGCATAGACTGCACTGCCCCAGTAACCACCTCGCGGATTCAGAATGAAGCCCACGTTCTGGCCGTCGCTTGATGCGTTGAGCAAGTGGATGCGATAGAGCACGCCGATGTTGCCGTGGAGCGTCATCGGGGTCCCATCCGTTGCGTCAACTCCCACTGCTGCCGGATCGGAAGCTGAATCGCTGTTGAGCGGAAACTGTTGAATACCATCAATGGTGTCGATGGCGAAGCCCGCCTGGGTGTCGTAGATCTTGTCCGCATTCGGGAAGGTACCTCGGTCATGGACGTCACGCGCCAACACTGACAGGCCCGGACACACCGTCAGCGGATTATCATTCTGATCAAGGGCACAGATCGTTGTCTTGTACGACTGAGTCATGCTGATGTCGTAGATGCCGTGCATCAGGTAACCCGGGTTGAACAGCTGCTCGAAGTTCGCTGAGTCGAGTCGGACCGTCGCTCCTGCTGCAACGCTGACGCCGGTGCCCGCGGTCGACTGTTCCCAACGCTGGAAGGCGAGCTTGCCCACGGTGACGAACGACGTCGATGGACCCGCTAGACCCTTCTTTTGAATCGTCAGCGTGCCGGTGCTCGTACCCGTGTTCTTGATCAGGATCGCCAGCTTCATCTTGCCGCTGGCTTTGCCATTGACGTGGTAGACCCACATCCGATTGTACGTGGTGCCGCTGGTCGCTGGGAACGAGTCCTCGTACAGCTTACCCCGCGTCGGCACCGTCTCGGGAGAATCAGAGAAGATCAGGCTGCCACCCGCCCACGTCTGTGTCATCGGGATCTCCGGACACGCCAGGGGATCAACACCAGACAAGTTCAGGACGTCGCCCTGCGACGCCGCCGTCAGGTCGGTGTCAAGTTGGGCCGGCGTCGGGCAAGTGACCAGCGCCTGCTGAACTTGTCCATTGCCTCCCCCGCCTGATTCAGAGTTGGCGCCCGCGCACGATGCAACAAGCACGACAGTAGCTAGCAGAGACCACAGTTTCTTCATCATTGAGAGTCCTCCTGAGGGGTTGAATTTTATCACGATGAGCCGGTAACGTACAAGACATCTTCCCAGACGTTCAACCGAGCTCGAATGGTCGTCTGCGTGCCTTGCTGAGACTGAGCGGTGATGCGAACGTAAGTCTTTTCCTGAAGGGGCATCGACCGAAACCGCCGAGTGAAATTGAGCAGTGATCCTGATGCGATGCCGACCAAGTTCTCTAGGTCAAAGATCACGGGATCGACCTGGTTGCCGTTGACCCACTGTTGGCCTTTCAACCTCATCAACGCATCGTCGCTGGACGTTACGTCCCACTCAATGACTTCGGCTTTCGATCCAGACGGCACGTAGTGGTGACACAGAAATGCGTCTGTCGTCGAGACGCCGATGCTGCAGATTTCACCCAAGCCATTCGATCCAGTGCACAGCGTGATCTTGCCCGCAGCAGCAGTGCCCCTGATGACCTCAAACTTCTCTACGAACCGGATGTCAGTGGCGACCGTGGCGACTGTGTTAGTACCGTTGAGGGCGATGTCTTCGACTTTCCTCTGGTAGTTCGAATTGAGGAACGTCAGCCTAACAACTTTCGCACCGCTGCCTGCCGGGTTGGTGTCGTTAGCGCTGGTTGACTTGACGCCTCGTTGACCTTGCGACGATTGTTCGAAGTAACCGTTGTTCGACACCAACAGTTCGGTGCTACCCGTCGTGGTCATGTTTCCCAACCTGAAGACCCAACGAGGATCACCGTCCTGGTACAGGTTGATCGCCAGGTTCATGGACGCCATGTAGTTCGACTCAAAGTCGTACAAGTACGCGTCATTGAGCTCTCGCGTCTCCGGGTCGCCCGAATCGGGATCGATGAAATTGGGAAATGAAGCGCTGTAGATGTTGCTGCGGTACAACACTCGCCCATCAAGTCCAAAGATCTGGTACTGATTGTAGTTTCCCAGATCCTGAACGTACTGAAGCGATAGTGACTTGCGGTCGGCCAGCACTTTCAGTGCCGGCCACGACACGTACACAGTCAACGCTGAATTGCTCAGTGAAAGGCTCATGCATCCTCCAGGGTGCCGCCAGCAATGGCGGTAGCATTGACCTTTACGTTACCGAGGTTCTTTACGATTACGTAGACCTGTGAACCTGCGGCAAAGAACTCAGAAGGATCTAGATTGATGGTGACTGTGTTACCGTTGGAGCTGTAGAGGCGGTGTCGAATGTCAAACTGGTCTTCTTGGCGCACGGTATCCCAATAGACGGTGCCCGTCTTGTTGGCGCTGTCTTGCATCTGCAAAGTGATCGTAGAGATTGACGTCAAGTCAAATCCCGTGCCGGTCGTTGATGTCGGATTCTCTAGGTCCGCCGTCAACGTTGTCCAACTACCTGACTGTAGCACCGAGCTCGGCAAGAGTGCCGACAGTGAGTAAGTACGCGTGGGCGTACCTGACGCAAGGACCAGGCTGATCGTTCGTGTCACACCCGTAGTACTGTCATTGAAGAAACGAACACGCAGGTAGCGATAACCGGAGAGATCAATCGTCGGGTTGAACGTCTGTCGGCGTTGCAGTGCCGTCGCACTACTGGCGTAGATCCAACGAAATGAACCTGTACCCGTGTATGCCTGGACAGTTGACAGGTCGGGGCTCGGAGCGGTGAAGGTTCCTGCGACCGCCGCCCACGCCTGAACGGATGCCGAATTTTCCATGTCACCATTGAGGATCATCGACGTGCTACCGGTCATGTGCCCCGCCAGCGTCCCCCGCAGAGTGCCTCCCTCGCCACCAACATAGAAGTACTGTGCCAAGAACGAGCTCGTCGTAGGTACAGTGTAATCGAGGTAGGAAGCCGTTGCTGCTGCCAGACCTCCATCTAGTCGAATCGATTGTCGAACACCCGCAGTCGTGGGTGAGACTCGAATTCGACCGGACGCATCGATCTGAACGTACTGAACCAACCCATTGTCGTCAATGCCGGCAATGGGAACAGGCGGTTCATCGAGCAGATTGCCGGCCGCGGTCTGGCCTTCGATGGCGTTGCCCGCTGCGTGACCCACCCATGAGGCGTTGACGCCAGCAAACGATGGACTGGCTCCAGTAACGTGCCACCGGATCTTGAAGGTGTCCGTCAGGGTGTCGACCAACTGCAAAACATCAACTCGGTTGCTGCCGGTGATGATCGAACCGGTGATCATCTGACCAACGACGGTCGTCTGATCGATCGGGTCAACCTCTTCAATAAAGAACTGCAGCGTGGGAGACGTGCCGCCGATGGAACCTGACGCATTGACGATCAGATACCATTCGCTCCAGCCCTGCCACGTCAGCACCGCATAGCCGTCAGATGTGACTGTAGCGCCGCTGAGGATCGTTCGGCGGCCGCCCGTAGGTTCGGCCGAGAAAGGTTTAGTGACTGAACCACTGACCAGATTGACGGCGGCCGTCAGAGCGACTGAACCAGTCACCGCGACAGATCCGGTAACCGCGATAGAACCCGATGACGTGAAGGTCACTTGGTTCGTGATAGAAACAGACCCGGTGATCGTCTGTACGGGCGGGAAGTTGGTGATCCCAACGCTACCCGTCACACCAACAGATCCGGTGATCTGAGGAATGCCTTGCACCGTCACCGGGAAGGAACCTGTCGTAGTGACGAAGACAGTGCCGCTGACGTTCTGAGTCGCCGGGAAATTGTTGACGCCGACGGTGCCGGTTACAGCTTGAGGACCCTGGGTGTAGACAGCGACTGAACCAGACACCGCGACAGTGCCCGAGATCAACTGAGGACCCTGCGTATAGGTTGCTACCGACCCGGCGATAGTAACGCTACCTGAGACGGCCTGTGGGCCCTGGGTGTAGACCGCGACGCTACCGCTGACAGCCTGGACACCGGTGTCGTATACTTTGACCGGCGACGTGACTGTCACGGGCACGTTGTTGGTGACCTCCACCGAACCAGTGACCGGCAGTGAGCCTGTCGTCGTCACCGTGATCGATTCGGGGAAGGTGATGCCGTCGATGCCGACGCTGCCGGTGACGCGTTGAATGGTCGGAAAATTGGTGACGCCGATCGAGCCCGTAACTCCAACGGTGCCTGACACGTAAGCCGGATTGCCCGGCACTGCAAAGGTGCTGCCGCTGATGTCGAACAGGATGGCTGCAGGACTACGAGAGCTCATGCCAACGACCTCGACCGGAACAGTTCAAACGCACCCGAGTAGGTAATGGTGTCCGTCACCCGCTCGATGACGGAGATGCCATCGCTGCCAAACATCTTCCATGTCTCTTCCGTCGGAAATGTACCCATGCTGCGCGTCACCTCGAGCTGCACGATCTTCTTCAATTTTGCAGGCGACTCCCACCAGATTTCCAGAGTAGGAAAAGGATCTGCGGTCGGCAACGTTTCCTTGTAACAACCATTGGTGAAACCGAGCGCCGGTCCGTCATCAATGAAGTGGATGAGTTGCCGCAGCGTCTGGTGGTCGTTGAACGAAATGCCCGATGAAGACGACAGCGTCCTGACGACGCCTTCTTCATAGAACTGAAAGCCCGAACCCGAGACATAGGTGATCTCGCCGTTCTTCGCCGGTGATTCAGAGCCCGAAATGAGGAGAAGACTTTCTTCTTCTCGCTCACCAGGAAAGTAGTCGGGTGTCCTGGGCATGCCAGGCCATAACTAGGCCGCGCTGGCCTTGGACTTCCTTCGCTTCTTGTCGGGAGGTGACGGTTCAGGCTTCTCGGTCTCAGCCACCTGCGGATCCGCGCCAACGGGGCGCTCCTTGGGATTCGGATTCTTCTCCCACTCCTCATGAGAGGACAGTTTGGTCCGCTCCTCATCATAGAGCCGCTTCAGGCTAGCGACAGCCTGCTTCATCGCCTCAGCTGCTCCCTTGGCCTGGAGGCGTTTGGCTTCGGTGTCGTTGTACAGCTGCCGCATCAGGTCGATGCAACGGTTGATGTAGACCTTGCCGTACTCCGCTTCTTTCAACGGAATCTTGGACTCCTGCAGCTCTTTGAGCATCTGCTGCTGGTAGTTCTCAAGCGTCTTGCCCGCCATGCCGAAGGCGACCTTCATCGCCTCCAGGTTACGGGCTTCAGACTCGTACGTTTCGCTGAGGTCTTCGACCTTGCCACCGGCAGCAAATACTGCGCTGGTGCGGCCTGCCTGATAATCACTCATACGTTTATTGTATGGCGATCAGCAGGCCGCGTAACCAGTATCAGTAGATGACCATGGCGATCTGCGAACCAGACCGCAACTTGTACGGGAACTTGAGGTCGCCCGTCGATGCTGCGGTGCCCGGGTAGACGTCGTTGGGATCGCCCACCGAAGCGCCCGGCAACAGCAGGATGCCGTTGAGGTAGATCTCGAGGTCCTTCTTGAAGTCGCGACCGACGTAGCTGCCCAACTGTGCATCCAGGTTGGTCGGGAAGGTGATGTTGACGTCTGCCAACGTACCGACCGTGACGCCTGCGTTGAAGCGGTTGTGACGAACCGAGCTGCTGAGCGACTGCGACAGGATGTGCAGCGCACCGAGCAGTGAAGTCGCATTGCCGAAGTCAGACGAGAAGTTGTTCCACTCCAACGTTGCCGTGGCAAACGGGATCTGACCGCCGAGGTAGGTCGAGGTGTCACCGAAGACATCGCTGAACTTCAGCAGCTGACCGCCCTTCAGCGACAGCGAGGTACCCGTCAGGGTGTTGATGGTGCCGGACACGACGCCGAGCTGGATCTCTGAGAGACCCGTGGCGACGCGAACGCCGTCAGTGAACTGCGCCGGCGTGGCGGTGTTGAAGGACAAGTTGTCGACCGCAACTGCCAGCGAATCGCCGGAGTCGGACGACGTCAGCTTCCACAGTTCCTTGGTGCCGGAGAGGAAGGTCCAGGAGAAGCCTGCCGCGATGCGGATGGCGATGCTCTGGTCCATTGACACTTGGCCGACCTGGTTGTCGATCGCCCGATCGAGGGTGATGTCAGCCAGCGTGGCGAACGAGCCCGAGAAGGTCTCGGCCACGTCGAGGAAGACGGAGTTGCTGAAGTATGCATCCTCAGGGATGTCATCAAGTGCCGTCCTACGCGGGTAGGAGTACATGATGGTCCGGCCGCCGATGGGACCCGCGGGGGTCGCCACGAATGAAGCGGTGCCGTTGAGGATCGTCTCTTCGACGAACGAGATCTGAGTACGGTGAATGACGTCGTCGAAGGAATCACCCGACAGGGTGCCTGATTCGACCTGGATCAAACCGTAGATGTCGCGGCCCGGCGAGCCGGTCAGGTGGAGACCCGTCCACGCGTCGCGGACAATGACGAGGTTCTTCGGAGTCAACACCGTTGAACCGGAAACTTGCGCCATCGAGTGGCTGCCGTAGACGCCTTCGCCATCGCCTGGACCGAGGAGCGCGACGACTGAACCCGTCTGCAGCGTGATGCCGACTGCGGCGAAGTTCGCGGGCGCGGTGCCCAGCGAAGTGCTCAGCAGCGCAAAGTTCGAGCCCGTCGCCACGTTGACGAGGTTGAGGTTCTGCCGACGGAAGAGGAACCGCTTCTGCTCGAGGTCGGACAGGTCGAGGTTGATGGTGTTCAGACCACGCGCCGAGTTGGAACCCGACGGAGCGGTGATGCCATCGTACCAGGAACCCGACACGCCGGCCCACAGGATCCTGCGGATCTGCGACCTGATGGCGTTGAGGTCTGCCTCCAGGTTGGAAGCAGTCGTCTGCAACGTGGAGCCTGCGACAAGCGTATCGTCGTAGTTCTCCGTATTGAAGATCTGGGTGGGCTGTGAAACGAATGTGCGGGCCATTGGTGTCTACCTCTGAGCGGGCCGGTTTCCCGCGCGGTCATAAGTATTCGCGTTCGTACCGAATTCGCTCAGTACGGGTACGTCGCTCTCATGTTCGAACCGCTGCGATAGTTGTAGTTGACGTGGACGATGTTGCCTGACACCAGGTTGTAGTCACTGTCGGTGCCTTGTTCCTGGAGGACGCCGTTGATGAAAAACATCAAGGCTGCTGCAGGCGATGGTGCGAAAGCTAGCACGAAGTCCTTGTTGGCGCCGTCTCGCACTCCCGAGGGGAGTTCCATCCACTGGGTGATGGTGCCGGCCGAGGCTGAGACGATCAGCTCGGTTCCAGTGTCGACGATGTTGATGCCCGGACCGGCCTTCAGCCTTCGAGCGTTGGGCGGTACTGCGCCGGCGACGCCCGACGCGATGACGAACGGAGTCGTGTTGACATAGGAGTCGAGCTCGGCGTGGGTGACTGACCCCGAGTTCTCTAGCTCCTGATGGTCTGTTACGACTCTGAGCGCCGTCATCTACTGCCCTGCCCGTCCTCGGTGAAATATACCGCCCGGCACCGGGCCGGGGCGCCGTCCCGGCTACGACTCGTGATAAGTAGGTCCCGGTCCCCTACAGGAACTCTGCGAAAGAAAGCAAGGTTGGCCTTGGTCAGGCCGTCACGGGTTTTTCTTGTGGTCACGGGTGGGCCTCAAGGAAGGACCTTGAAGACCTCAAAGTGCATGCCGTCCGGCCTGCCCTTGAACCAGCCTCCCCAATAGAAGCCGTGGTCGTAGGCGATCTGGACGAGTTCTCGAACAGAGCCTTTCTTGCCCTTCAACGCCGGTTGGGCGCCGAGGCCGTTCCAGGGCACGTTGATGTCGAAGGCCGTCGCCCAAGCGTGGTTCGACAGCACCGCCCGCGAACCGCGGATGAACCGCGGTGCCCAAGAGCCCGCCCAGGACAACACCTTGTCCCGGTGTCCCGCAGCTTCCCAAGCAGCAAAGGTGTCCTGCAGCTGCTTCGCCGCCAACTTGTGAAACGGCACGTTGCAGGTGGTGGGTGCGCCTTGCACGCCCTTCAGCTGCGGCACGTTGACCTGCATGATGTTGGAGGCGGCCCAGTTGTCAGTGATGATGATCGCCTCCGGGTTGGCCGTCGACCCCGCAGGTCGGTAGGCGAAGTTGCCGAAGATGCCTCCCCGCAGCGCGGGTGACAGCGGTCCCTCCGCCGGCGTGGGTGGCCAGTTGGGGCTCGAGTCATCATCGACCCTGTCGTCCCACAGCGGGTCGAAACCCATCGTCATCGCCCGGCCCATCGTCTTGGGACCGACAACGCCGTCGACATCGCGCCCGGTGAAACCGTAGCTACGTTGTAGTGCCTCGGTCTCAGCCTTGGTTGCATCGTCGAAAACGCCGTCGACGATGATCTGACTGCTCGGATTGATGCCTACGAGGAAGTGTTCCCACGCCTTGACGTCATCCCCCGTCAGTCCTTTGTACAGTGTCCTCATCCCTGTAAGTACCCTTGACGATGGCGAGGATGGTGCGAGACGACACCACCCTGCACTTGGACGTCACCTCGTCGATCCTCCGCTTTGGGATGTCGTAGTGTGGGTACGCAGACGATGAATGGAACCAACACCGCTTGATGCCCAGTTCCTGAGCCATGCGGTGCAGGTTCTCAATGCTGTACGGCAGGCACACCAGGTGCCGAGCGTCGTCACAGACGTAGATCATCCGCTCTTCAGCGCGGCGATCGCGGAGTCGAGTTCCTTGTTCGCTGCGTCTGCATCGATGTACGCCTTGACGACCCGTTGCAGTGGCGCCGGCATGGCATCGAAGCTGACGTACTTCTCCGCGAGGTCAGGCGGGTTGCGCATGCGCTCGGCCATCGCCTGGAGGACCTGCCGAGAGGCGCTGATGTCTTCCCGGATCTCATCGAGCTCTCGCTCCTTGACGGCCTCCCGGCGCTCAACGTCTTCGACGGCTCCCGGCGTGCTGGTCGCATCGACAGCGGCTTGGATCAGGTGTTCGGACACCATGATGCCGGGCACCACTTCCACGAGAGGCTTGTCGCCCTTGACGGCCATGCTGTAGGGGTCAGGCGGCGTGGGTTTGTTGTTGCGAGCTTCGAGCACTTCTTGCCACTGCGGCTTGTTGTCATCTGCATTCATTGTCTTTGCTGCTTCCTTCTGAAGTCGGCGATGGCGCTCTTGATGGCGTCCTCGGCGAGGACCGAGCAGTGAATCTTGACAGGCGGAAGGTTGAGCTCTTCAACAATCTCGCTGTTCTTGATCGCTTCGGCCTCGTCCAAGGTCTTGCCCTTGATCCATTCGGTCGCCAGCGAGCTGGCGGCAATGGCGGAACCGCAACCGAAGGTCTTGAACTTGGCGTCCTCGATGAGGCCCGCCTCGTTGACCTTGATCTGCAGTCGCATCACATCACCACACGCCGGTGCTCCGACGAGGCCAGTACCCACCGATGGGTCGTCCTTGTCAAGCGTTCCCACATTCCGAGGATTCTCAGTGTGGTCGAGCACCTTGTCCGAGTAGGCCACGACGATTCTCCAGTGACCTAAATAGGCTCTCTCGCCAAAACGATGGGCTCACCGTTCAACGGACGGGCTGACTTCCACTGCGGGTTGGCGGCCAAGAACTCATCGACCGCGGCCTTGACGCCGTGCTTTTCGGTGTCCACCTTAGCCGTCGCCACCTTGTTGTCCTCGTAGCCGGGACGTTCCGCGTACCACAGGTCCTTGTCTGACCACCGTCCCTCGTAGTCATCGATGATGACGATGCTGTGGGGGTGACACAAGGCCTCCAACTGTAGGAGCTCCTGGGCGACGGTGTGATAGTTGTGGTCGCCGTCAATCAACAGAACGTCGAACTTGAAGCCCTGTGCCACGATCTTGGGCAGCAGCGTCAAGCTGTTCTCTTCCAACAGGAATGCCTGTTGCTTGGGCTGCAGGTCGAGGTTCGCCAGCATCAGCTTCACCTGCTCCTGGACCATGATGTCGACGCCCATGATGGTGAACTCTGGACGGACTCGAGCCAAGAAGGCGGTGAGTGTGAGGAACGTTACACCGCGGTCAACACCGACCTCCAAGATGGCAGGAGGGTGCGGAATCTTGGACAGGTGCTGCTTCAGCATGGGGATGTAGCCGTGGTACGCCATCTCGGTACTGTACTGCGCGTGACACGTTTGGACACTTCACGCGCATTTGAAATGAGCTTTCAGTATGTCAATCGCACGTGATCCATGGTAGAAAGGATCATGATGAATGCAACGCAGAACAGAAACTACGCTGACTTCGACCTTCCCACCTTCAACGCTGCCAAGGTGACCTGGGACAAGCGTTGGAAGCTCTGTGGTCACATCACTGAGGCGGACCTCGGTGGTGACTTCACCCACTACGCCCGTCGGATGTGGAATGATTCCGATGACATCGGTTTCAAGCTTCACTCGCCCAAGACCGGACGCACCATCCTCATGGTGATGACCGGTCGGTGTGAAGGCCCCGATGGCGTTCAGTCGTGGTTCTTCACTTCGCGCGAAGGCATCAGTCTCGCCGTACGCACCCCGAAGTTCAAACCCCTCTTCGGTTAATCAGCGTCGCTTCGCAATGCGCCGGCCCAGGGCTTCATTGATCTGGGCCGCGTTCACATTTGCCTGATCGAGTTTCGCCAGACAGGCGCCCGTCAACTGGATCGGGCCTTCAGCTGACACGTGAATATCACCGTTGGCGTCGATAGTGATCAGTGCGCCGTCAGACTCGATGCTGATGGCACCGTTGGGTTCGCTCTTCAAGTGGATGTTGCCGCTCTTCATGATCTCACCTTCCTGCCAACAGCGCTTGCACTGCCAGCTTGACACGTTCCTGGAGCTCCTGCGGCAGCGCCGACAGGAGGACGTACGTTTCGACTCGCTGCGTTGACTGTGGCACTCCGCCGACGAATGAATCGACGTTGGGGGTGACAGCGACGCGGAGCGCGAGCGGCGGGGGACCGACGCGTGATGCGGCGATGGGTTGGTAGAGATCGACCTTCTGCGGTTCAGTCACTTTGGCTCCTCGTCTTGCAACTCTTCGACCTTGAGCTCGTGGCCCTTGTAGAGGTAGAAGTCCTGCGTTTCGCCGGGTTTGATGTCAGTCGCCGGAGAGGTCGACCCGATGACGCTGACTCGCGCAGTGCGAACCTGGTCGTCGTTTTTGATGATCAAGCGCATCGTCATGTTGATCAGCCTTTCAGGACCTGCTTGCCTTCGTTCAACGCCTGGTTGGCCGTCTCGAGGCGCTGGTTGAGCTCGCCGAGGTAGGTCTCCAGGTCGGAGGCATCTTGTCCGCTGGCCTTGCGAGTGGCGATGGCAGCGCGGGTGTTGTGAATCTGTTCGAGAAGCTTTTCAGTTGAAGCTGACATGAGTTCATCCTATCCAATCTGGGCACCGGTGATTACGCCGTTGGCGACGACGAGGCCCAGGCGATCAGTGACGAATTCCTTGTCAGTGTCGAGGACGGTGCCGTCGACCGACAGCAACTGAACCTTGAGCCCAGCGTCCTTGATCTGCTTCAACGCCTCGTCGAGTTTCATCCCAGGCAGGGACTTGACGAGTTCCTTGGCTTTCGCACGCCGTTGGGCCAGAATGGCACCGTACATGCCCCACATGATGACTCTAAGTATACTACGGCGCCAGAAGCACGGTCAACGTCTCCTTCTTGCCGGGAACATTGACGTAACCGCCGTAGCTCTGTCGCATCACTTCGCCTGTCTCCATGTTGAGGTAGACGTGCACGTGACACGGTCGCTTGCCGTTGCCGTCGTAGTAGGTGTCTGGAAAGCTTGCCAGCACCAGCACTACTGAGTCATCGTCGATGCCAAACCGAGCGATGCAGCCAGGCGGCACTTCGTCGACATTGTAGCGCGGTTCACCCACGCCATTGGTTCCGACGGACTTCATCCGATCCAAGCAGCCTTGACAAGGCCGTTGATGACGTTGACATTGATGCGGAGATCGTCCTTTTTCTCGGTGGGCTCTGCCGCTGAGATTCCATCCATCTTCGCTACGCGGAGACGGTAACCTGCTGACCTCACCTTGACGAACGCCATTGCTAGCATCGTCCCCTTGATGTCATCGATCACCCTAGCTCCAAGACCATTACCTTTGCAACGTTTGCCGTTGCTATTTCTGTACTCTTTCAAAACCGAACTCAACTGATGTGCACGCGGTGCGTGCGTTGGTGGAGGCGCCGGGAATCGAACCCGGGTCCGCAACACCTCTTCCTGCCACTTCATCCACAGGCTTGTCCCGTCTAGTTGCTCGACCTCAGGGAGGGTCTAGTGACGCGAAGCTTAGCGACCTGGTCACCAAGTCGGCCCTACGTTTTACGTCCAGAGCGTTGACGTTGTCCCAGTTACCGTCTGGTTCACCGACGTTTTCCCGGCTTCTGTTTCTAGGTGCCGAGAACCCCATTCCTCAGGCCGCGAGGGCGAGAGGAGCGATGCCGTTGTCGTTGGCGTCTGTACGTCACTTGGGTTTTTGAACCGGTCCCTCATGCACCGGTGCCTGCAGCGTCAAGCTTCAGTACCACGTCGAAGCCTTGTCGCCCCCAAGTTGGTCTTGGGTATCGCTAGGATGTCAAAGAGCCAGAGTGTAAGTACCCCACCCGAAGGTGGAAGTACACACTTACCTTCGTCCGCGATGCTTGCCGGGCTTTGGCATGTTGGGCGGAGGCGGTTGCTTGCGTGGATACTCGCGCAGCGGTTCCTCATCGTCGTCGGCCGACAGGATGTCAGGCTTCGGAATGAAGGTGTTGGGATCACGGACCGCCGCCTTCAGCGATTCGTTCTTCTCAGCCAGCTGGTCGATCTTGGCCTGTTCATGCTGGAAGAAGGCATCCAGCGGGTCCTGCGCCTTGTTGGTCAAGGCGGCCAGGACACAGGCTTTGATGCGATTGTAGACCTGCCGGAGTTGGACGTCGTCGCCGTCCTCCTTGCGGTCGTCGCCTCCCTCAAAGCGCTGGTACAAGACGTTGTAGAGCGCCAGGAGTTCCTTTGCGTTGATGTTGAGCTTCATACGACTTCACACAGCTCGCCCACTGGCAGTACCTGGGCCCAGCCCTTCGGGAACTTCTTGACGGTGTACACCTTCCACTCGAGGTCGTCCCCGTGACCGACGTGGAGCTCCTTGGCAAAACGCTTGACGAACCTCACTCGCTCGTGTGCATCGCCGTTCTGCTCGATGAGGTCAGCCTCGCCGTCAGCACGTGACTCGAACTCGATGGTCAGGTCCTTGTCGTCTTCGTCCGTCACTCGGACGGCGGTGAGGTCGTGGAGGTCGTCAGCGCTGACGGTGTCGTCGACTTCTGGATCTTCTGACTCTTCGTCATCCTCAGAATCCTCATCTTCTTCGCCGTCATCCTCGCTCTCATCGTCCTCTTCGTCTTCTTCGTCTGAATCCTCTTCCTCTTCTCCGAGGTCGTCCTCATCTTCCTCATCTTCATCCTCCACGTCTTCGATGTCTGCTTCATCAACCGTCTCGTAGTCATCGTCGGCCGCTTCCTCGTCGACCAACGAATCCTCGAGCTGTTCGCGGAGGTTCGTCACGTCTTCTACGACCTTGGGGGTCGAGTAGTCGTCGTGATGAGCCGTGAGGATTTCGTAGTGAGTGAGGACCTTGATGAGGTCGAGCGTCTGGCGCTTGTCAAGCTTCATGTGTTTCACCTGTGAAAAGTAGAAGGGGCCGGAGCCCCATGGGAGTCCGACCCCGATCGTACTCACTCATGTGAGTGGATGCTCAGGTAGTACGCGACTTCCGCGCTGCACCGTAGTGCTTGCGCAGCAACCGGTACAACGTCCTCGCTTCGCGACCGTCGAGGCGCACGTTGCCCTCGAAGCCGGGGAAGTCGATGAAGAGGTTGGTGCTGTCGTTGCGCTCATCGGTGCTGATCGCCATGAGGACAGTGCCCTCGTCGCGACGCTGGGTCTCCGTCCGGAGCTTGCCGGTGCGGTCGATGCGGGAGTTGATCCGCGCGTTCTTGTTCGTGGCCGGGTAGTCGAAGTAGTTCATGTTGTCTCCAAGTTTCGGCTGTTCTGTGCCGTACTTGGAGACTGTACACGCGACACGGTAACGTGTACAAGCGTGGTGTTCAACTGCGCAGATCAGACGCGCGAGGCCATCTTCCGGTACGGATTGCTGACAGGTCGACCCCACTCATCCTCATCGAACTCATCGCCCAACTTCGGAAAGTAGCCCTTGGCCTTGCTACCTGGAACGACATCGTTGAGGCTGAAGACCATCGTCCCAGACTCACCTTGACCTGCCTCGATCTCACCGACGAAGCCTGGGCCCGTGAACTTGCCGGGTGCCCGCGGGTCCGGTTCGCCCGCCGCGTCATTGACGTTGTCGACCAATTCGATGACCCGCACGCTCAGCGTTCCGATCTCATCGAGGTCCACGTCGACGACGTCTCCCACCTCAAGCGTGTTCATCTCATCATCGAGAGCCTCTCGAATCAGCTTCTTCAGCTCTCCCACACGGATGCGCATGACGGTGACCTCTCCTTCTAAGTATTCCCTCAAGGCGGCCATTGGCAACCTCACCCACTGCCCAAAAGTTTTTCTGTGGGCAACGTGGGAGCCACCCTCAGGGGCCTTAAACGGCGAAGGCCCGCATTCGCGGGCCCTCAAACCTTTGCCTTTCAGCCTTCAGTCACGAACATCAGATGATGTTCATGTCGAGCACGGTGACCGTGCCGTAGAAGTCGCTGCGGACCATCTTCTTGCCGTAGCGGGTCATGACACCCTTCCGCGGCGTGAAGTCTTCCGGAGCGAAGATCGTCGGGGTGACGATCAGCGGAACGTACGGGGCGTAGACGTAGCCGGTCTCGAGGTAGCTACCGCCCTTGTAGCCGACCAGGATCCTGTTCCTCGGGAAGTACGGGTCCTTGTAGACCGTGAACCGGTTGGACAGGGTGCCGATTGCCTCCGCACCGATGGTGAACGGAGAACCGACCTGACCCTCACCGTCGATGGTGAACTTCGGCTTGTACAGCACGGAGCTCTCCAGGATGGTGCTGACGTCCGGGCTGGTGACCATGAAGTTGGCCGAGCCGCGGAGGGTCTTGCGGTGGATGGTGTTGGCGCAATCGATGATGGTCTCGACCAAGGTCTCGTACCACTCACGGACAGTGCCGGTGAACTGCGGACCGATTGCCAGGCTGGAGGCCAGCGACTGTGCGGCGCCGGTCAGCTTGTTGACGAACCTGCCCGGGGCGCGGCTCCAGTACATCACTGCACCGTTGGCCTGCGTCACGAGGTCGTTCAGGATCTCGCGGTCGATCTCGAGAGCAATCTGCTCCGAGAGGATGCTCGTCAGCTCGACCTCTGCGTCCATCGAGTGGTACGCGTTGAGGTCCTGTGCGAGCTCCGGCGACCAGCGAGCACGAAGCTTGCGGGTCGTTGCCGTGATGGCGATCGACTCGATCTTGATGTCGATTTCCGGAATCGGCGGGGCCGGGGTCGTGTTGAAGTCCGACTCGAAGGACGGAACCGTCAGGGTTGCGCCGACGCTGTCACCAGCGACCAGTGCATCCGAGATGGCCATCGAGAGGCGGGTCGTCGCACCGAGGACCGGGACGGAGCCGCCGTTGGACAGGCGGAGGACCACCTGGACGTGCGTACCGTTGAGCGGTGCCGGGGTGAAGACCGAGCCGGTCCAGTTGCCGCGCTTGTTGAGGCGGCGGAGGTTCATGACGCCCTGACCAGACTGGTAGGTCTCGCCCCACTGAACCGCGCCGTTCGTGGTTGCGAAGCCGAAGACCGCGATCTGCTCGACGGCGAGGAAGTCGCCCTTCGGGATCAGGGTCGTGATCTGCGCCACCGACAGGTGAGCGAAGGTCACATCCAGGAGGTTGAGGCCGAGGTCCACTTCGACCTGCGGGTCGAACTGCAGCATCCTGGCGTTGGTGCCCGTGAAGTCGTTCGTCGAAGCGACGACGCCACCAGCAACCCATGCCTCAGCTGCGCCGGTCCAGGCACCGACATCGCCGGTCGTACCGGAGACGCCCATCGTGCCCGAGTGCACCTTGGTGTAGCCCACGTTGACGAGGTCGTACATGCCGCCCGTCGCCAAGGAGCCAGACTGGATGCCCTTGCCAGCCGGGTTGTTGTAGATCGACTGACCACGAGCGTAGGTCTCGTTGGTGCCGTTGTCCTGCTGGGTCGTACCCACGTTGCTGCCGTAGGTGTAATCCAGATAGAAGATCAGGCCTGAGGGGAGCGACATCGGCTGGATCGAGACGAGCTCGTTCGCAACCAAGCCACCGAACACCCGGCGGACGATCGGGAAGGCGATGTTCGAGAAGCCCTGGATCTGACCCGAGGAGGTGACAGCGCCACCGCCCGTGGACAGAGAGTTGGACTCCTTGAGGACCTGTGCCGCCTGGTTCTCCAGGAGCTGGGCCATCGTCTCGCGCTTGTAGCCGTCCAGGCCGCGAAGCAAGCCGGTACGGCTCCACTTCTCGACGAGGCGAGCACGCTCTGCGCCGACGTGCTTCTCCTTGATGCCCTGTGCGAGCTGGTCGAGGGTAAAGAACTTCATTGTGTCTCCTGTGTGTCTTTCAGTTGGGGATCTTGTTCAATCACACCGTCACTTGACGATGCCTGCGAGCTTTGCCCACCGCTCGGACTCGAAACCCTCGTTGAGGGTCTGCGTTGAAGCCGGACGGGTTGCCCTGGACGCTGAGCCGAGAACCTTGCGGTCCTTGTTCTCATTGACCTGAGCCGAGCCGCCTGCCACCTTGGTGAGCGACTCGTATACGAGCTTGGCCTCGTTCACCGTCTTCGCCGCTTCGAGCTGTTCGATGGCACGCGACTTTTGCTTCGCGGACAGCGACTCGTTCTGGAGCAGCTTGTTGGTAAAGAGGAGCTTCGCGTTGAACAGATTCGTTTCTGCCAACTTCTTGCGGAGGAGAGATACGGCCTGAGTCTCCGCGGGCCGTGCGGCTGCGCCATTCTTGGTGCTGCCATTTGAAGCCTTGGCTTCCGCCATCAGCTTCGAAATCTTCTTGGAACGGTCAAGCGACTCGTTGAAACGCTTCGCGACCTCGGCATACTCCTTCTGCAGAGCAGCCATCTTCCGGGAATCCTTTGCCGAGCGAGCAGCTTCCTTCTTCAGGGCTGCGGCGCGGGCCTTGGCACGCTCTTGGATCCGCTTCTCGAAAGCGGCCCGGCGTGACAGTGACTCAGCGGCGACGGAGTGAGAGTTCGCTGCGTCAGCACCGTGCTCCTCTTCCTTGCGCTTGAGGCCGAGCTGAGTGAGGTCACCCTCATCCATCTTCTCCTCATCATCATCGCCTTCATCGACCTGGTCGAGCTCGTCCATCTGGTCGCCTTCGTCCATGTCGTCAGCCTCACCCAACGGCAGCGCCGCGGGAGCATCAGACTGGTCAGCGATCTCCTGGTCAAGGGGTTCACCCTGGTCCGAGCCACCACCGAAGTCGTCCATGGCCTTCGCATCGACGCCGTTGCCAGCATTCGACGGAACTGCCTCTTCGCGGAGCTTCCGCATCCGGGCGATTTCCCGACGCAGCATGCCCTCATCGATTTCGACGATCGTGTCGTCGCTCAGTGCACGAGATTCCATCTGTTCGCCTCCACCACCCTGGTCTCCACCGAGGTCCAAGTCGCCGAGGTCACCAGCGTCACCGCCCATGTCCTCGCCTCCCATGTCCTCACCGCCCTCTTCACCGGCTTCTTCCTCACCAGTGACCATGTCAACACCGACCGAATCGAGGTCGATGTCATCCGGCAGGCCGGTCAGCTTCAGCGTGACATCTGCCTCGTTCATCTGCTTCTTGGTCTGCTTCGACATCGTCTGCTCCTGGAGCCTGTTGAGTTCCTTGAAGAAAGTTTCGAGCTTGGTCTCGTATGAGCTCTTCTTTGCAAGGTCGGCAACCGATTCCTGCACGTACTCATACATATCTTCAACACGAGAAATCATCTTGGTGATTTGCGTGCGAAGACCGGCTGACTCACGGACCTTACGGTCAGCCTTCTTGATCTTGTTGATGGCCTCGCCGAGGTTCCCGAGCCTTCGCTCGAACTCCTTGACCACGCCGTTCCTGGTACCATTGAGCACCGGGGTCAGTGCCTCGATTGACTCGAGGCTGATCTCGTACTCATCACCCGGCAGCGGCGCAGGTTCACCAAACACCGGCGCAGCGACTGCGACGCCAGCAGGCTCGCAGGTCAGTGCATCCAGATCAAGAGTGACCTTGCCTTGTGCATCAGGCGGCGTGATTGCATCCGCCGGAGCGGCTGCATCAGGCGACGGGGCGACCAGGTCGGTCATCAGCTCACCGTCAATGGATGGAGCACCGGGGGCGGCGACATCATCGTCGTCGAGGTCGTCGCCGTGCTCACGCAGCAACTCCCTTTCGATCAGGTCGCGAATGCGAGGAGTAACGGCCTCCATGATGGCGCGCTTTGCATCAGCTTCCGCCACCTCTTTGACCTTCCTCACGTCCGCGAGGGCCTCTTCGTAGAGTTGCTTCGTCATCTACCGTTCTCCACGATCTCCGAGATTAAGTATCCGCCACTCCTGCAAGATTAGGAACGCTCACGAGTTGGCGCCGGAATCACCAAGCTTGGCGTCGGCACCGAGGATGTTGGCGGCCACGATCTTGGCATTGGTCGCCGTAGGCGACTTGGTGCCAGTGCCAGGAGCGCCAGGCACGTACGTCGGCTTGATGTCCTTGACGGCAATCTTCGGATCTGCATCCTTGCTCTTGCCATCGGTCTTGCCCGGACCAGGAGAGGTAATGTCGGGCATGTAGGCGTTCGCCGGATCACCAGCGTTCGTCCACTTGACATCCTTGCCTTCGGCGGTGTCAGGCGGCTGGACAGTCGCGGACTTGCCGCTGTAGTCCAAATCGACGCCGGCCGGGAAGTAACCGCCGTCACCGGCCTGGTGAGCGGGTGCAAGCACCTGCTTCGCCAGTTCCACGATTGCGGCGCGTGCGTCAGTCTCTTTGCCGACCAGATCTTGCACCAGCGGCTTCTGAGTTGCGTCGCCGCTGTGGAACAGCTTGTTGAGCAACGTGTTCTTGTCGCTCGCCGGCGGCGCGTACTGCGTGTACTTTCCCTTACCTGACATCGTTGTTGCCTTTCTTCAGTGCCAAAGAACTTCTCAGGCGACCTTGCCTGCGATCTTCTTCAACACACGCTGCCGGGTCTCACGGATCTTGGCGAGTCGCTTCGTCAGCCGACCCTCCTCGACCTTCAATGCCTTGGCGTAGTCGATGTGCTTCTCGAGCGCATCAGCATACTCATCAGCATCGGTCTCTTCCGTGTCCTTGGCCTTGTCTTCGGTGTCTTCCATCTCACCGAAGTTCTTCGAAACCTCTTCCTCAATGATCTGCTTGAGGAGCTGCGGCGTAAGCTTCATGGTCTTCATCTGTGCACCCTCTCCTGTGGTTGCTGAACACTAAATATGCAACTCGCCGAGATTACGCCGACTTCTTCGGCGTGGGCTCTGCGAAGGCAAGGTCGGCCCAGCGACCCGCCGTCTCCTCTCCGAAGACCTGCTCCGGAGTGCCGTGAAACTGTTCCTGTTGAACGAGACCGCCCCCGCCGGTCGAACCCGGCTCCGGCATCGCGTTGCTGTCGCCGACGGCCAACATGCTGGGCAGCGTCGTCCGCGCAGTGTCGGCAAAGATTGCCTCCATGATCGGGTTGCCACCAGCCTCTCGTTTCACCGCTTCCTTGAGGTGGTGAGTGGGAGTCCTCCCAGTCGTCACCGGCCTATCAAGCGATGGATCAAACGCCGGCTTGCGGCGGACGCTGCGCTGTTCACTGACGCCCGCGATGGGGCGCTGCGGCATCGTCGTCCTGATCGGTTGTCCCCCAGCGAGGCCCTCGTTCAGGATCTCCACCAGGCACTCCTTGACTAGGGCCTTGAGTTGGTCTCGAGAAATCTTCATGGCATATACCTGTTGGTCTTCATCCGTTGTGTGTCAAGTTTTTGAGGGCCAACCTGCGGGCCAAAGAGCCTACCTTGTCCACCATCAACGTCCCGGTGAGGTGGTCCATCTCGTGCTGAACGATGCGAGCCCACATCTTCTTGAACAGTCGCCGTTGTTCCTTTCCATCAACGTCAACGTAGTTGACCTGCACCGCCAGAGGACGTGGAATCTGCAGCCGGATTCCCGGCAGCGACAAGCAGCCTTCCTCACTCACCTCGAGTTCAGCCGACCGCCAAGCGATCACCGGGTTGATCAACGCCAGCAGCTCCGACGACTTTTCGCCGCCGGACGGGTCAACGAGGATCAATCGACGAGTCAGGTTGACTTGTGGTGCCGCTAGGCCCACGCCTTGGGCGACATACATCGCCTCTGCCATCTCAGCGACGAGCTGCTTCAGCTCGCCGTCAAAGGTCGTCACATCATCGCACGGCGTGCTCAACACCGGATTCGGGTACTCGACGACCTTCAGCATGCATCAGCCTACGCCTGTCCAACCAGGGCTACCGTCAGGCAAGGTGCCAGTCAGCAGCGGCATTGCGTTCTTGTCGATGTTCGTCAGACCAGCGCAGATGCTGATGGGAGGCGTGCCCGTTTCGCCCTGCAGCCACAGTTCTTTGACTCGAACTTCGAACGTCATCGACTGTCCGCCGTTGAGAATGTACTTGTTGCTGGTCGACACCACACCGGCACGGGTGAAACCCACGCTGATCGTGTTGGTCGCGGTCGTGTCCCGGTTGCTGACGATGATGAACCGGGTGACCTTCGGAAAATCGAATCGGACTGGCGAGCCCGCTGCCGGAGCAATCGACGACGTGACCCAAGGCAACGCCGACGACTGAAACTCCGCGGCGTAACCAATTCCCCCTTGCGGATTGTTCAGCATCTCATCACCTCTTGTAGGACAGGATGTCGTTCAGGACCCTGTCAATCCTGTCAGTTCGGTTGAAGAGAGAACGCAGGTCGCCTTCCTCGATGCGGCGGCCTTCAGGAATCATGAAGGCGCCGGGAGTCGAGGGCTCACTGACGTAGTCCCAGCAGATCAGTTGGAAGTCATCCTGGACAACGTAGTAGTCGCCCTGCTTGCGAGTCGAGCCGACGCCGCGTGAGCTGATGCCCAGCTTGACGCCTGATTCGACCAGGCCTTTGAGGATGGCGCCCGATGGCGTCTTGTCGAGGATCTCGACAGTGCCGAAGACAGTGCCGTTCTCGATGTAGGCCTCGCGCACCACGTGCGATGCATTCTTCAGGTTGACGACTGAGGAGTCCGGGTGATCGAGCTCGCCCAAGGCGCGGTTCTCGATGATGAACTTCTGGTAGTTCCTGACCTCGCGCTCGAGGACTGCCAGTGGGTAGATGCGGCCGTTCTGGTTGAGGGTGTCCGCCTTCTGCAGGATGCCCTTCATCAGGATCTTGCCGCCGTTCTTCTCCATCGACTCCTTGATCATCTCCGGCGTGTAGTCGAAGATCTCGTAGGAGTTGAGTAGCCTAAGGTCCTTCATGTCACTCATCGTTTGACTCCAGCTCTGAGCTCAGTTTGGTGTAGAGCATGAACCGCGTCACCGTCTCATCATCGACGGTCTCCAGGGTCTCGCTCAACAGCCGCTCGCGGGTCTCGACGAGCTTCTTGTTGATGTATTCGTTCTCCGCCTGGTCACGGCTGAACGTGTCAATCGATTCCAGCAGGCGGTCGCGGACTTCGACCAGCTTCTTCTTGATCGAGTCGGGGTCGTCGTTGGCAGCCGAGAAGGCATAGGCCCGAATCAACGACTTCTGTTCGTCGTTGAGGATGCCCGAGTACTTCTCGTTCAGCTTCTTCATCATCACCTTCATCAACAGGCGACCGGTGCCTGCTGACTCTTCCGGCATCGACGGATCGACTGGAGCCTGGCGCTCAGTCACCAGCCACTTGACCAACTGATCCTCGTACCGCGCCTGGCGCTCCAGGTCCCGGTTCGGATCACGCCAATCATTGAGCAGCGTCTGCACTGTGGCGTACATCCGGTACTCGTTGACCTGCTGGTCGTAGAAGTTGTCGTCCTTGATGACGTGGTTGATGTTCCTGATCAGGAGTGACTTCTGGCGATCGAGCTCCTTCGCATCGTATGCGCGAGCCGCAGCCTTCGCCTCCTGAAGGATGCCTGCCGCCACGGGTTCCGAGCTGACCTGCGTCTTGATCAACGAATTGATGAGACGGAATTCACGGTACAGTTCTGACCCGGGCTTGAAGTGCTTCTTCAGGATCTTCAACGCCTGTGAAGAGGTCTTTTGGTCCCCTTCAACGAGCGAGCGCGAGATGGTCCTGACGAGGAACTCATACAGGAGCCCCGTATTCCTCTTCTTGTTGTGACCCTTGCTGCTCATGTGTCTTCGCCCTCGTCTTCGTCGTCAATGATAAGTACTTCGTTCACGTCGGCAGGCGGCGCTTCCGCGGTTTCAGTCATTCCGGCGTCGATCTCGTCCTGGACGTCCTGGCCTTCCGTGATGACGCCTGACGCGGCACCTTCACGGTTGATGTTGAGAGCTTGAGTCATCCGCTTCAACGTAGAGTGTAGGTCAGGTGACATTCTCATCGGTCGAGACGCGACTGTCGCTTCGCCCATCGGATTGCTGACGACCGCCTTGATCCAGTCGTTGTCGAAGGGATCCTTCATCGACGGATTGTTGTTCGACGTCATCTTGGCGAAGTCAGGCATGTGGGTCTTGGACGCGCCGTGGGTCCGCTTGCGGCCTCGATTGTAGAGAGCCTTCTTCAGCTGCGGCTGCACTTTGACGGGATTGTCGCCGTCCTTCATCGACATCCTGAGGCCGAAGTCCTCATCATCGTTCTGGTCGTCCCCTGACGTCAGGAGCTCGACGTCCTGCTTCTCTTCTTCCTCGGGCTCCTCACCAGCATTCTCCTCAGGTGGAGTCTCGGTGGCCCCTCCGGCCTCCTCGCCGCCCCCAGTCTCCTCTTCACCGCCGCCGAATAGGTCTTCACCACCCCCACCGCCGGCTTCTCCACCGCCCTCTGCAGCGCCGGCCTCGATGGCGTTGTCGACCACCTTCTCCTTCATGCGCTGTTCGTTCATCTCATCGATCTGTTCCTTGCTCAGGCCCCAGATCTCGCTCTGAACGAACGCCTTGCTGCCCATACCTTCAGGCAGTGAACCGCCGATCTCGAACTTGGCTCGCCAAAGTTCCAGCTTCTGCTGCTGGGCAACCGTCGACGGATTGGACAGTCGCAGCGTGAAATTCTGCAGGTCCTCAGCGTCGTAGCCGTGGGCGTAGAGGTGAATGATGGCCAGCTTGTTGAGCTCGGCCAGGATCGTCTTCTGGATGACGTTGATGGTACGAGAGAACCTGATGTCCTCCTGCGCCAAAGTCGCCTTGCTGCTCAACAGCTCATCGTAGCCAAGGTAGGCACGAGGAATCTTGAGGGCGGCGAACAACTTCTTCTGGATGTAGGCGACGTCCTCGACGGCCGCCGTGTTCTGACCACCTGCTAGGGTGTCGATCTTGGTGCCAGTGTCACCACCGCGGACTGGGATGAAGTAGTCCTCATCGACTGACAGCGGGTTGTAACGCAGGTCAACGCGGCCCGTGGTCCGGTCAACGACCTGGCTCGTCCGAAGGTTCCTGCGCTGCTCCTCTACGTACATGGGCACGTTCTCGGGAGGAACGTTGGCAACGTCGATGTAGAAGACTCGACGCTCCGGAGCACGGACGACGCGGTACACTAGCATCGCGTCTTCGATCAAGATCAGCTGTCGCCAGATGCGGCGCGCCGGCTCGATGATCGAGGCACCGTACGGCAGGAACATGTCGTTGCCCAGGAGCCTGAAGTGGGTGACTTCCCAATTCTCAAGCGTCCTGTTGCCCAACGTCACCCAGCGATAGCGGACCGCGAACGGGTCGTCCCGGTCAAAGTTCTCCTCACGCTCGATCTCGTTGACCGGAATCGGGAAGGCATTGACGACGCCGTACTCAGGCGACACGTCATTGAAGAGGAAGAAGTCGCCGTATTTGCACAGGTTGCGGACCCACGAACGGAGCTGAAACTCTACGTTGAGGGTGTTGTAGAAGAGGTCTTCGAGGACCTCCTTGATCTTCTCGTTGTCCGAGTAGATGTGAAGGACCCGACCCTTGTCGTCCTGCGCGCAGGTCTCGTCGGCATAGATGTCCAGGGCCGCCGCGATCTCAGGAGTATATTCCATCTCCTGGAAGTCCTGATAGCGCATCAACCGTTCGGACAGGTTGTACGCATTGGAAGTGATCGTCGCGTATGTTGGCGACAGTGACTTCTGAAAGAGCAGCGTGCCCGACGACTTCGACTTGTCGGCCATCGCAATCGTAGTGTCGAGTCCACGGATCTTCCGTTTGACTACGGGTCCACTACGAAAAAGGCGCGTTAGACGCTGGAAAAGGCTGCGGGGTTCTCTTTTTGCCATGTGCTTGCCTCTCCATTCCGTCGAGGCTCTAGCGATTGTTTACTACGATGCGTTCTGATAAACCTCGTAGCTCACATCTCCTTGACGTACAAGGGGTCCGCGCTTGAGCCGCCGCAGTAGGTGCCATCAAAGAAATAGGCCTCCCACTCCATTCCATCGCTGACATCAGCGAACCTCAGGTCAACTTGTTCCGGGTCTTCGCTCTCGGTGGGAGCTCCTGACTTGTCGACCCAACCCACAAACGTGCACTCGACGCGATCGTTACCGACCGTGACGAGGTACGTGTTACCGACCTCGAGGTGCTCGAAGTTGGAGGCGTCGACCACCTCTTCAACCTCGCCAGTTGCCTCAGTCTTCAGTGACTTTTTTTTTGACTCGACCTGCTTGGCAGGCTTCAGCGACACCTTCTTAGGTTCTTGCTTCGGCTTCGAAACATAGGAACCCGGCGTGTTGACCATGTCCTCCAACGCCTTCTCAAGCGCCGAGACATGAGGAGTCACTGCGTTCATTGCTGCCGGCGGCGCCTTCTCCTTGAAGGTCTCGAGGGCCTCCAAGAACTTCGAAGCGGCCGTGCTGACAGCACTCATTGCCTTGTGGTCGATCTGCTCATTGACGGGACTCAACTCCTCGCGGACGATCCGTCGCAGGTCATTGATGCTGATCTTGGGAGCTTTCGTCGTCATCGGCCCTCTGGTAGCTGGTAAGTATCTTTCACTTGTAGAGCCAGCTGAAGTCACTGACGTCAGCGTGGCGGACCTGCGCGGGGTCGCGAGGTTTGTGAACGTTGTGGGGGTTGAAACCACGGATGTGGGGGTTGACCAGCGGCTGCACTGAGTTGACGCCACCCGGCATCTGATTGGAGTCTCGGCGCTGCACCCCAGTCGACGATAGCATGGCCATTGCCAATGCGGCGTTCTGCTGTGAGATGCCGTTGCCGCCTTCCACCAGCCAGGTGCCGATGGCCAAGCTCAAGATGAGGTCGTCAAAGGCGTCCTTCTGTGCTTGAGGCTTGTTGCCGTTCCAGATGAATGCTTGCATCTGATCATACAGGCGCTGCGAGTAGGTCTTCAGCTGCTTCGTCCGTAGCATCTCCTCGAGCTTGGCGAGGATCTGCGTCCGGGTCTTTTGGTTGGTTGGAAAGCCCGGCAGCTCGTTCTGCGGGTCCAACGGGATGTAGTTGAACGGATCAGAGTGACCGTGGTAGTACAGCTTCGGGTAGCCCCTCTTCCGGAGCTCGACGTTGGTGAAGTAACCGAAGGTGTTGTTCTCTGGCACCGCTAGGGCATTGTTGTACTTCTTACCCCACTCTTCCATCAACTCGGCGAGGTTCTCCGGGGGAGTCTTGCCCATGTACTCGACGACCACTTCCTTGTCTTCGGTGTCGATGATGTGGAAGGCAGAGAAGTCACGAGCGTCGCCACGGGCCACGTCAGCAGAAATGACATACGTCCGGCCAGGGATCGGATACGACCAAATCCAAATGTCGTGCTTCGCACCCGCCTTCTCGACGGGAGGCATGATCTGGACCCGCATGTCCTCGAGGTCGTTGGCCTGGAGGAACGTATCGCCTGATGAGATGAAGTCGCACAGGTACTCCTGCGCAATCTTTCTCTTGGGCAGGTTCTTCGTCTCCTTGTCGAACCACTCCTCATCATGGTCTGGGTGCTGGTACCACATGATGCGGATCGGGTTGAAGCCGTTTACACCCGCCTCAGCTTCCGTCCACAGCCTGTAGTACTGACCGCCGACGCCATTGGGCGTCGACAAGATGATGGCGCGACCACCCGTTGAGATGGTGGGTGACAGACCGGTCCAGATCTCGTCAAAGTCTCGAATGAAGGCGGCCTCGTCGACGATCAGGAGAGACAGAGCCTCTGAACGACCGGCGTCATCCGACGTAGGAACTGCCTTGATGGTGCTGCCGTTGTTGAAGCTGATCTGCTGCTTCGACGGCTCGAACTTGGGGAGGAGCAACCACTTGGGCAGGCTCTGCAAGATGACGAGGCACTTCTTGATGAAGTTCTGAGCCGTCGCCAGCTTGGTTGCGATGACGAGGATGTTCTTGTCCTTCTGGAAAATCGCCATCCACACCGCATAGGCGGCACAGACGGTCGACAGGCCCAACTGCCTCGACTTCAGGACGATGTTGAGGCGGTGTTCTAGGAAGGCCTTGACGCACTCATCCTGAAACTGGAACGTGTCAAACGGAATCGTGCCCCGGTCAACGGTCTGGATCTTCGCGTAGCTCTTCATGAAGTAGACGGGATCTTTCCCGCACTTCACGATCTCGCGGACCTGTTCCTCGCGACTGAGGGCTGCTGGCATCAGCCGATCTCGAAGACGGCCTTACGCCTGTAGTACGCAGTCCGTCGAGCATTGTGAACGTTGAGGTTGATGATCTCTAGTGAGTCGGAGGGCTCGCCCGCTTCCTTCACTGACAGAGCCGAACCGGTCAGGTCCTTGTAGTTGGCCTTGACCTTCTTCATCACCTCGCCAACGACCGAACCCGCCTCGCTCTCGTAGGCGCGCTTCATTTCGATCATCTGGCGCTCGGTGCCGAAATTGACGACGGCCGCGTAGGACACCAGGATCCTGTCGACGCCCTGCATCGTGATCTTCACCGAGTATGAAGCCGTCTTGGGGGTCGACGAACGACCCCAGGTCGTGTCGATTGCCTGTCCAAGGGCGTTGAAATCGATCTTTGAGTCTGCCATAACGTCGGAACTCCCCAACGTAATTATGGCTCCCCGGTGAGACTAGTCTACTTCAAACGTGAGAGCCAGTGGCATCCTGTCACGCTCCGCGGCCTGGATCTGTTCTGGCGTAGGTCTCCAGCCTTCTTTCCATGCAGCACGCCTCGGATGTGCCCACAGCAACGCACAGCGGTTGCAACACTCGCACTCTTGGTACGCAGCTTCATCCTCACGAGTGCGCATGGCAAAGTCGCAGACTGGACAGCACAGCGGCACGGGCGGTGGTGCCCCCTCGGGCACGATAGCAACGAATCCTTGCTCTTGCCTGAGCAGCCGCTCGCGGAGGTATGGTTTCCACTCAGCCACGCTGCACCCTCGACACAAGTTCTTTGATGACATCAAACAGGAACTTCGTTTCTTCCAGGTGATGCTCACGCAAAACGTTGAAGCACACCTCGTTGAAGTGACCGTCCTGATCGAACTTGTCGTAGTTGTCGGGTTCGGTGTAACCGTGGACCGCCATCCACTTCTTCGGATTGTCCACGCCGTGTTCCAGGAGCAGGTCCACCCTGTCAGCGATCGTCAGCGGCTTCTTCATTTCCCCTCGCGGTCTTCAGGTGGTACACGATCTTGCTGACGGCGCTAGTGCGTTCTGTCAGCGGTTCGGTCGCCAACGACATGGCTTGCCCATTGTACGGAGCATCGGGCTCGTTGACCAGCGCTACGTGGAACCCCTTGGCGACCAGCTTGTCGCGGTAGGCAAGCAGTTCAGCCTCATTTTCGACGTGAAGCAGTCGGATGACCGTTCGCTTGCTGATAGGTGCTGTCCGAACAGCTTCACCACAAGCGTGGCCGACGTTGACCATCTGCACGAACACGGGCAGGTCCTTGCGGACCAGGACGTACTGTGCCGGGGGTTTACCTTCCTCGATCGGTTCCATCACCAGAGTTGTACACCACTCGAGCGTCCTTCTCGTGCTTGGTGATCTCGAGGACTTGATCAGCTGCGTCTTTGACGCCGTCGACGTGGGTGATGACGATGATGGTGCGGAAGTAACGCTTCAGCGAGGACAAGAGCCGGTTGCACGCCTCAACGCCCGCATCATCCAACGCACCGAAGCCTTCATCGATGATGAATAGGTCGGTCTTGGGCAGCGTTGACACGTTGATGAGGGCCACTCGAATGGCAATGGACGAGATCATCTTCTCCATGCCTGAACCGAGCTCGATGATGCGACGGCTGTCACCGTAGTTGATGTAGACCTCCATCGAGTCGCTGTCGTCGTCCGGTTCGAGCTCGACGGTGAAGTCAACGATGCCGTGCAGGATCTTGGCGACCTCAGCATTGATGGTCGGTAGCTGCGATGACACGATGACGCTGGGAATGCCCTTCCGGTGGAAGGCATTGGCAACCAACTCATACGTCTTCATCTTCTGCAACACTTCTTCGCGCTGCGTCAGCTCACCGTGGTGCTTGTCCATGATGGTCCGCACACGACCGCGGTCCGTGGCCAGCTCCATCTTCTCCTTGTCGAGGCGACGAGTCGCGGCCTGTGCCTCATCGATCTCAGACCGTAGGGCAACCACTTCCGCGTTTTCCTCATTCTTGAGGGCCTCCTCGAGCTCCAGAAGACGGCTCCTCGCCGGCTCCAGGCTGGAGACTAGGGACTCGAGGTTTGACTCCAACTTGACGAGTTCGACATGCTTGGTCGACGTGGCGACCGACAACTTCGACGCCAGGTCTTGCAAACGCTCGATCTTGTTGACTCGGTCAGCCAAGTTCTCGGTCTTCAGAACGGTAAGCGCGTCCTCGGCCTTCTGCAGCGAGGCCAGCGCCTTCGTCACTCGGTCACGTTGACCATCCAACTTGCCCTTGTTGATGTGGGCATCCTTGATGAACTTGCAGGTCGGGAACGAGTCGCCACACGGCACCTCATCCAGAATCTTGAGCGAGCGCTCCTGTTGCTTCAGCGTTGTCGCTTCTTTTTCGTGAGCGTGACGCAAGGCAACGACTGACGACTCTAGCGTCTTGAAGGCATCCAAGCGTCGCTTCAAGTCGACGAGGTTGTTCTCCTTCAGGAGATCAGCGATGGTTCGCGACTTCTCCTCGTTCTTGGTGATCTCTTCCTTACCTTGATCGATCTGTCCCCGCAGGTCATCGACCTGACGAGTCAGTGAGGCCACACGCGACCGCTGACCATCGACCTGCGCCTTGGTCACCGGGGTGAAGTCCTGGTGACCTGCGAGGCGGCGGCGAAGCTGCTCCAACTTGTCCTGAAAGTCGACGAGCTGTTCGTCCTTTTCCTCAATCAAGCGATCGCACTCAGCGAGCCGGGCGGTGCACTGCTCGTCGAGCTTCTTCCAATCACGATCGGGCAAGGCCCGGAGCAACACCTTGGTCGCATTGACATCGTTGTTGGCCAGCGAATAGATGCGGTCACAGATGTCGAGATCGAGGAACCGTGACACCACCTGCCGGCGCTTGGTTGAACCCTGCGAGATGAACATCTTCACCTCATCCTGAGCTGACAACGACGTCAACAGGAAGTCTTCCGGATTGCCGATCAGCTTGCGGACGACCTTTTCAGTGTCCTTGCGGTCCTCACCTGCCAGGTCCTCAGCCTCACCCGACTCGTTGATCTTGAAGACATTGAGGTGGGTGCTGGCGTTGACGTGGCCCTTCTTGTTCTCGTTCTTGACGGTCTGCCGCTCGATGACGTAGTCGATGCCGTCAACGTTGATGATGGCCTTCGAGTAGCCGTACGGCTTCCTGGCGTTGATGACGTGGAGGTTCTTGATTGAGCCGCGGTCAGTGCTGTTGAACAGCGAGTACATGATGGTGCCGGGGATCGATGACTTGCCGGCACGGTTGGGACCGAAGATGCCCAAGACGCCGTTCATGGCGTCAAAGTTGATGACGTTGCCTTCGCCATAGGCGAACATGTTGTCAAATTGCAGGTGCCGCAGCGACCACTTGGTGTTTCGAACGATCTCTTCGCTCCCCGCGGCAACAGCAAGGTAGCCTTTGACCAGGTCGTGAATGACGGTCCAGTCTTCCTCCTCGAGGTTCGAGCCTTCACCGTAAAACTCACGGAGCAGCCGAACCAACGCATCGACGCTGCGAAGGTCCTCCTTCACGATGGAGACGCCACCTGTGTTGATGACGTTGCGAGCTACCTGGTCGTCAGTCTTGAAGGTGACCTCAGTCGCCAGCAGCTCCTGACGCAGGCTGGAAGCGAGGGCCAGCGCATCCTTCTGAGGCAACAGATCGTGATTGTAGACACGGAAGCGGGTGCCCAATGGGTAGGCTCGCGCTGAGGCAACTGTGCCTGCGACATCGCCCGTCCAGTCGATGGTGACGTAAGGCTTCGGATTGGGCAGCTCACAGAACTTGACGTCGAAGTTGTCGCGGTCCTGAATCTCCCAGTACAGGTACCCATGCGTCAACTCCTCAGCATAGTTTTGCTGCAGCGTCGAGCCCGGATAGCCGATCCACGGCTTCTTGGTTTTGATTCGGAGCTTCGCCATACTACGTCAACACTTCAAGCACCTCTGCGTTGGGGTGCTTTGAAAGCTCCTCTTCATCGATGATGAGTTCAACATCTCGATAGCCCAGAAACTGGGCGCGGTGGATGTCGCCCAGCAGACAGAAGTCATAGTCCTTGAAGAAGTCAACGGTGATGCCGTCCTCAATCAGCCAGTCCGACTCTGTCTTTGCACCCCAGACGGGACCGTGGTAACAGGCGATGTTGACCTCACCCTTGACGGGGTGCACGTTCTTCCATCCCTCCTCATCGAAGAGGCTGAAGATGCACCAGTTGTAGCCCGGTGCGAAGGGATACGTACCGCTGCGCTTGTAGAGGTGAATCTTCGGATTCTGCAGCGCCTTGACGATGGGTGTCACTGCATCTTGGCGCGTCAGGTTGACGAGGTTGCCGTCGTGGTTGCCCAACGTCAGGTGCACTTCAGCCGCTGACGCAAGCGTCTCCAACCACCAACTCATCTGCTCGATGTACTCAGGTGAGAGGCCTGTTGTCTTGGTGTGGAAGATGTCGCCGCCGACGAAGATGTGATCAGCACCTCGGGCCTTCACCTGTTTGGCGAATTCCTCAAAGACCTGTCGGTACTCCTCGTGGCGGGACAGCCCACGCCAGTGAATGTCCGCAATGTGGGCAATCCTAAGCATGCAGTACAGATCAGAGTGTACTGCACAGCGAAGGGGCTGTTCAAAACTAGACTGCCATGCCGCCCGTGCCGGCTCGCACCAACTTCGACAGTTCCACGGCACCCTTGGCCAGCTCAACGCCCTTGACGCTGGTTGCTGCGCCTTCGACGAAGCCCAGAAGAGATGCACCCGCCTTCAGAACACCAGAGATGCCATTGAAAGCAAAGTAGATCAGGAGGACCTTGTAGACGAGGCCCTTCGCCTTCTTCAGCGCGTCAACGCCGTCCTTTTCAGCCTTGATTTCGATCTCGTTGTACGGCTCATCGCCCTTGGTCAACTTGATGCCCATCTTCCACAGGCCCATGTAGACCGCGTGTGCCAACTTGTCGGGCATGACGAAATCAATCGTCTTCTGTTCAAAGTGGTGAGTGACGTGTTCCGCCTTCTCAAACATCTCAGCAGCCTTCTCGGCGCCGAGGACACCGGCCAACTTGTGCAGGCCCTTGAACAGCATCGGCAGGCCACCCATCACCGCCAGGCCAATGCCCAAAGCGGCAGTGACGCCGAAGTCCTCGTTCAGCTGCTCCGACGGAGCGCCTGAAACGTACTTCTTTTCGGCCAAGACTGCGTAGACAGACGGCAAGTAGACTCCTTCGCCCTTGACCGTAGCTGCTCGAGCCTTCTCCTTGACAGGACCCTCGAGGTCTGCCTCCACCGCTGCAAGCGCGCCCTCAGAGCCCAGCTTGCCCAGTTCTTTGGCGGCCTTCAGCGTCTCATCCATCTGGAAGGTCTCGCCCGTCTGCTGCATCGCTTGCTTCAAGACTCCAAAGATCTTCTTCGCGTCTTCAGGAATCTCCTGCAGCTTGCCCACCCGATCAGTGATCAGCTTGGCCCAGGCTGCCGCGACCGACTTGAACTGCTTGCTGACGTAGGAGGACAGTCGCTTGACGCCGCTCTTGACGTCGTCCCAGAGGCCTTCCTGGATCAGGTAGTGCCTGACAAGCTCTTCATAGATGATCTGCCGAACACGAGCCTCGGAGATAGTCGGGCGCTTCTTCATGGCAGATAAGTATCGCTCAGAACCTCAGAGACATCCGAGAGACACCGTCCAACTTGGTGAACAGAGCATCTCTCCACGTGAACTCTCTGGCGGCTTCTAGGGCCTCTTTGAACTGAACCTTCGTTGCCTGGCCTGGGTCGCTGAAGGGGCGAGTGTCCACCAGCCGGACGTCGATGTCATACTCTGCCAGCTTCTTGGCGATCTTCGGAGTCTTGGTCATCCACATGTCAGCGTCGAGCGCCATGGCAATCGGCGTCGAGTGTACCAGGATGGAATTGAACAGCGCTGACTCCTCGTTGAGGTCCGAGCCCAACAGCGGTACCGCGTTGTCCCCACACTTGAACATGTCGAACGCGCCTTCACACAAGACCAGGCGTTGGGTCCAGTCTACGTTGAGCTCGTTAAAGATGACGGGCAACTTGTCAACGTCCGGATTGTCGTACTTCGGCTTTCGGTTCTTGTCGATGGTCCGACCCACGTAGTAGTTCAGTTTGCCTTGAGCGTCAAACGATGGCACGATGATGCGACGTTGCCACCTGAATTCACTGGAGTAGCCCAACTTGAAGTACCACAAGTCACGTTCAGACACGCCTCGCTCGGTCAGGTAGCGCTTCATCGCCCTGACGTCTGGGTCGGAACCACTGGCAACGGCCAACAATCGAAAGTCTTTGGGAAGCGTGAGCTGCTGTAGTTCGTCGGCGTCGATGACGAGGCAGCGGCTTTTCCAAGCCTTCTGCGCCTCGCTCATGAACTTGTCGCGGTACTCCGCCAGCTTCTCCAGGCCTGCGTACTTCCGGATCAACGGCGCTAGCGATGCCGACTTGTAGCCGCACGTCCAACAGTGACACCGATCGTCTTCCAACAGGATGGCGAGCTTCTTCTTCGTCGGGTCCTTGGGCGCACAGATGGGACACCTGACGTCGAAGTTCTTGCTATTTCGCGCCAGCTTCCCCGATCCGAAGACGCTTTCAATGAAGCGAATCTTGTCGGTGAGGGTGGCGATCACCCGCCAAACTTACGCTACACGTGGTTGCGTGTTCAGCACCGCTCCGGCCTTGGCGATGACGTAGGCATCGGTCACATCCTTGGCCCAATCGACGATGTTGGGGCTCCGCTGTTTCAGGGGCCACTTGACGTGAGACAAGTCAGTCGCTGCCATGTGATCAAAGACCTGCGTCTTGACGTCACGGCCGCCGGCCTTCGCCTTGGTCGTCACCTTGATGCCGGCCAACTTTCGCGCTGAAGACACGTTGATGTACGTCGGATCGAGGCCCCAGGTTTCCCGAGCCAAGAAGCAAGCGATGCCGTTGAAACGCTGCAGAGTACTGATGACTTCGGCGCTGGAAAAACCTGCGGCGAACCTCTTCATCGGCTCTTCGATGTAGAACCCGACTAGCTTCGGGTGCTTGACCTTGAATTCCTGGAAGCGTTCACGCAGTCGGTCACATTTCTCCCAGAAGGTCTCGCACCCCTTGAAGTCGATGTGATCCAACGTGACAATCGTTCCCGCGGTGTCAAGGAAGACCACGCCTGTGTTTGACGTTGAGACGTCAAGGCCCAGGATCAGTTCGGTCATGCCGAATTGTTGGCTCTCGACATCGCTCGTAAACGGTTACATGCCCGGGTCAATCAGGACCAGGTCTGCGTTCTCATCCAGACCCCAGTTGTCAGCATGGAGCTCAGTTGGGATCAGCTTGCACGACACCACGGTGTCGAACAGCGCCCTATACCAGTCGTTCGTCTTATAGAGCTTCTGGTGGGTGGGCAGTGCATCAGCCCAATCGGGATCGTTCTTCGACCCAGCCTCCACCACGTAGATCAGCTCTTCAGTGTTCTTCAAACCCGTCACCATCTTGATGATGCGGTCCAAAGCACTGCCCGTGACGTGTTCGACCTTGGGAACGATGACCCACGCGTGATTGGGGGCAGCCTGGTTGACCGGCACGATGGGTGCGCCCTCGGCAGCACACTGCGTGATCATCGACTCGCGCTTGTTCTGTCGGACGCCATTCTTGTTGCGGGCCCACTTGATGACCTGATCACCGCCGATGTCGTAGACGGTGCGGCCGACGCCCGAACCCAGCTCCGTCGCGTGGGACGCCAAGTAGCCCTCGGGATCCGGGGAGGTCTTGAACTCTTCCAGGTTGAACGTCGTCGATGATTCAACGACTTCCCGGACATACTCGCGCAGGAGCTTCACCGGCATACGTATCCCACGGTGTGCCCCAGAAAACGCTTATTTGAGCAGCCCCAATAGCCTAAGCTCAATCTCTGTCAGCACGGCCAGGGTCACACCGTGTTCCCTACACCATACCTCTGCCGCCTTCAGCTTCTTGGTCACCTTGGCCTGGTCCAGGCGCTTCTTGGGCTTGATCTCCACCAACTTCTGGGTACCGTCGACGTAGGTGACCAGGAAGTCCGGGTAGTAGTGCCGGATCTTGCCGGTTCGCACGTTGCTGATGTATGGGATCTTGACCTGTTCGTACTCAAAGCGCAGGACCTTGTCATCAGAGTCCATGTGCTCCATGTACTTCAGTTCCCACCCACTGCGGTACTTACACTCACCACCCTTGACGGATACGTGGACGCCGGTGTGGTAGTGTCCCTTGCGCTTGCGCCGTTTCTTACGGGCCAAGCAACACTCCTTCAGCGAACACTCCCGAGACGCGTGGATCCGCAGTGTACAGGTCGGGCGTCGGGTGAGGAATCTTGGGATTGGGCTGCGGACGATCATCGGGCGGACCTGGGTGTGGAGGAGGACCTCCACCGTGATCGCCTCCTGGATCGTCAGGTGGACTACCCCCACCAGGATCTGCTGGGGGACCGCCCGCAGCGTGAGCCCCTCGCTTACCTCCGCCGATGGGACCCTTTTTCTTGTCTTCCTTGGGTTCCTTAGGCTCTTCAGCGACAGGAGCGTCAGGATCAGGTAGAGAGCGAGCTGGAAACTTGCTGCGCTGTTCCTGCGTTACATTGTCGCGCCTGCGACTGTCGAGCGGCTGACCCTTGCGGCGTGGCTCGGCGATGAGTTGGAACCTGACGCCCTTGCCAAAGTCCTGCTCACTGGGCGCCGCCAACCACGTCAAGTCGCCCTCATAGACCAGCGTGCTGATCTGCTTCGACACCGTGAAGATCATCGTCCACAGCTGCCGACCCTCGCCACGACCGACCAGCTTGCCGGGACACACCAGCTTGTCGGGTGGGTAGTTGAAGTACGGCTTGTTGTTGAACTTGAGTCGGGCTTTCATCAGAAGTCTACCTTGATGTGGAAGGCGATTCGATCACCCGTCCGTTTGATGATGGGTTGCGCCAACTGCGTCTTCATGATGACGTTGAGGTTGTCGTCGTGCAGGTTGATGCCGGTGATGTAGACGAACTCCTTGTCTGGGTCATTCGGGAAGGTCGACGGCGGGACGTTCTTGTAGTTGGGGTTGGACGACGAGTTGAGTTGGTTCGATGGGGCAGTGACGTCAATCTTCATCACGTGGACCCGCTGCTCGCCTCGGAAGCTGATCTCGTAGCCTTCCTTGCCGAAGAAGTAGAGGTGCGGGCTCTTGATGACGACGAGGCCTTCGTCGTAGTAGATGTTGCCCACGCTGTTCCAGGTGCTAGCGCTGGTCAGGCAGTCGGCTCGGTAGATGTTGCCCAAGCCATCATCCTTCAACGTCAGGCTGATCGCGCCACCAGAACCGCTGAGGCTCGGATCGCTGATGACGAAGGTGCCGGGCAGGATCCGCTTGCCATAGAACAAGTTGCTGATGTCAAAGAAGGTGACCTGATTTGACGACGGGTCACGGGTCCGCTGGAAAATCGTCAGCGGAGCGCCGTCCTGAATGCCTGGGTCAAAGGTGCCCGAAGCAACGGCCTTGTCGACGTTCGACATGTAGTTGAGGTACGCCGGGCCGGGCGCCTTGCCAGGAGTCTCCGGGCTAACGCCCACCGTCTGGTCGATGAAGGATGAGTCTCCTCCAAAGTCAGTGTGGAACAACAATGACGCCGTGGACACGATGTTGTCGAGGTGAATGAAGCTCAATTCCTCAACACCTAGGTCGTCGACAGCCGTCGTCCTCCTGCTCTCCGACGCCAGCAGTTCGAACGACGGAACGAACAGTCCGTCATCACACGGCATGATCAACAGATTGCGCCGGCGGACGTAAGGCTGATCGTACAGAAAGTCATTGGCTGGCCGGGCGACGTCGGTGGTCGTCTTGATGGTCACGCCCGTCATGTGGTGAACCCGCGGGAAGACATCGCTCGCAAAGTCTCGCAGGAAGTTCTCGATGTTGATGTAGTGACCAGCAACACCAAACGACAAGGCGACGTTGAAAGGATCGTTGGTGGTACCATCGACTTCAAAGAACGGCGTCTGGAGGATGCCTCCGTCGAGGCCGACGAACTGCCTGAAGGGCGACTCCTCAACGAAGAACGGCGGCAAGTAGAAGGCGATCTCATCGCTAGGTCCGATTGCCTTAGGACCAACTGACGCCGACGTGGAGATGTCCAGGTCGCCCATGTAGAAGCGCTTGATCGCTACGTCATGGACCTCACCCTTGAACGGGTGGTTGAAAGCGAACCGATTCGGCGTCTCGATCGCAACGTCAGCCTCGAGCTGCTGTAGGCCATCACGCAGTGCCGGGTCTGCCGCAAAGAAGTACGACATCGACCCGGTGCCATTGTTGAGTCCCTCGAAGTAGTTGCCCACACACAGGACGTCGGGCTCAGAGTTGCCGCCCGCGATGAATGATAGCGGCGCGATGGTCGATGACGGCACGACGAAAGTGCCCTTGTCGGTGCCATCGATGTTGAACGAACCGGTGCCCTGGTTGATGAGGTTGGTACCCCATCGAATGACGACGTGTTGCCACCTGTTCCACAGCAGCGAGTTGTCATCTGACAGGAAGACAAGGTTCGACCTTCCCCAGCCCGACGCTGCCGTCGCTTGATTGCCGACCGCCAGCAGTTGCGACGGCGGGATGTCAGCGCTATGGCTCAGCTGCAATTGGATGCGGAAGCCTACCGGCCTGCCGTTCTCATCCTTACGAGACCCCGTGACCAACGATACCGCGAACGTCGACGACAGGTGCAGCAGCGTACCCGCCTTGAACGACCCGTTGGGATTGTCGGTCTGATACCGGGGATTGACGTAAAAGTCGAAGCTGAAGGAGCCGCTCGGTACGTAAACGCCGCTGACGTAGTTCTCGTGGACCGGTCCACCTTCGATGTTGGGATACAACAGCACCGACGACGTCGGAACCGTCGAAGAGGTGAAGAAGTTGAGCGAGTGGTAGTTCGAGTACGCCCAGTGGGCTGACGGGTACGCAGTGCGGTAGTACCGATTCAGTACATCCTTGACGAATGCCTTACGCAGCGTATTCGACGTGAAGGACACCGATGGTGTGAAGCGAATGACGTCAAGGGCCTTCTGCTTTCGAGCAGAGGCCTGCTGCAGCGTCACCTTGTCCAGGTACTCGTCGAGCATCCGGTTCAGGGTGCCCGACAGGTTGCTGGACGGCACCAGCCGTGCCATTTTGCCTGCCTGCTGCACTGACCGCAGGGATGATGCGAGGTCCGCATCGCCGTGCGTTGCCTCCTGGAAGGAGGACAGCGGCGTCATCTCCTTCTCGATGTCTGACCGGCGAGCGAAGACGTGAACTGAGCCGGTCACACCCTGCGTAGAACTCGACACGTAGTGTCGGATCGGGTGGGTGACGACCGAGAAGCTCTCGACGTCCCCTCTGTTGACCTTGTAGATGCTCATGCCGGCTACTCCACGTAACTATACCCCGCTGAAGACGGGGCTGCCGGCGTGCATCAGAAGTCGAGTCGGACGCGGAACGTCAAGTCTCGTTCAGGGCTCTTCTCGACGGGCCGTGACAGTTTGGCCACCGCCAGCAGGTTGTCATTGGCATCGTACAGGCCGACCGAGGTCGGGAAGGTGAACGACTGTTGCGTGTCCTCCTGGCCGATGTCGATGACGACGATTCTGTCATCGGTATCGATGAATGTCGGATTTGACGAGTAGTTGAACTCGTCCGCCGCTGCGCGGCAGAAGATCAACGTGCTGTTGATGTTGGTGACGTTCTGGAAGGTGATGGCCGTGTTCGAACCTGAACCGAATCGAGCACTTGAGATGTGGTCGACGATGTTGTCGATGCTGGCCGATACCACGAAGTCCGGAATGAACTTCGACAAGAACTGTGTCTGAGTGCCCGACGAGCCCAAGGTGATGCGACCGAGCGGGTGCATCGCGTCGATGGTACCCGACATGTACTGTGAGGCCGACGTGATCTTGGTGAGGTCGAAGACCGCAATGCCGCGGTCGTAGAACATCAGGCCGACGTTGCGGTTGGTGTTGGCTGAGTCGACGATGTTGCCGACCTGACCACCGAAGGTCGTCAGCTTGTTGGTGGCTGCACCGATGTCAGTGTAGATGGCCGAACCTGACGTCGTGGTGATGAACAGGTTGGGCTGTGACGGGAACGTCTCGGCCGGGATCGTGGTGTTGGGTCCCGTGAACGACGCCGTCTGGAAGAACTTCATAGCGAAGGTCTCCCTCTTGATCTGGTCTCGGGCAAACAGGCGCTTGAAAGCGATGAACAGCGCAGCGTCAACCTGGTCGGCGACGTTGGACGAGTCGAATGGTGCAGTGAAGGCCTGCGTTGAGTCACCCAAGAGACCCTGGGCAAACTGACGGTAGATGTCCATCTTCTCACGCATCATCAGTGACGATGATGGGAACAGTTCCTTGCCAGCCGCGTCGGTACCGGTTTTGGACGTTGATACCGTCGAACCGTTGGGGAACAGACCGATCGTCATGTCGAGGACCGGGTTGGCGGTCTGCAACGTGAAGTCCTGGTCGTAGATGGTCTGGAACAATGAGCTGGTGACGCCAGGTCCGACGCCACCGGTGACGAAGACTTGGTACTTGCGGCGCGACACCGAACCGCTGATGTCCTCTTGGAGGACGTCAATCAGCTGGTTCAGGAACGAACGAGCCGTCTTGATGTCGCTCGGTAGGATCTCCTTGAAGATTGCCATGGTTCAGTTCGCTCCGTGGATCACAGGTTCTTGTCAATGATGATGGCGATGTCCTTCACCGCGCCGGACTGGACGCCTGTCACCTTGACGAAGGCCTTGATCCTGGCCTTGTTGGCCGTGGTGCCGTAGACAGTGAACAGCGCATCCGTCAAGCTCTTGACGGACAGGGTGAATTGCACCGAGCTGCCGCCGAAGCTGTTTTCAGCCGGCGACCGGGTCAGGATGTAGGTAGCGCGCTGTTGGCCGTCGATGTTCTCGGGCGTGTTCTGCAGGATCTGCAGGAACAGGTTGGGTACCTCGATGATGAAGGTCTGGTCCCTGAGCTCGACGTCGATCGTCGTCTCGTTCTTGATGGTCTGCTCGATGGTGGCCGACGCTGTCTTCTGGGCATTGCGGCCTAGGGTGATGATGCTGTTGGTTGCGTCGACGTTAGAGTCACCGGACAGTGAAAGAGTGGGCAGGCGCAGCAGATTGGGGTTTGACACGCTGACCAGCTTGTACTTTTGCGAGTGCGTCTGGTTGGTCAACGCCTCCAGGATGGGCGTGTTCTTCTCGATCTTCTCCTTGCCCACCGTGCGGCCGTACTTGGCAATGATGCCGTAGTTGACCTCATCGTCGCCCAAGGCGAACTTGTGGATGGAGAAACTGCCGTCGTTGCGGGCCAAGAATTGGCGCCCGACGTCAGTGAGGACTGCGTCCAGAATCAGATTGTTCGTCGAGTGGTCAAGAAAGCCCATGTGCCCTGTTCCCTACGTATTGCGCTGCTACGGTCTTCTTCCTGGTGTCGACGCTCGGGTTCATCGCTGCCTCTGCTTGGCCTGCTCTCGGAGGAGCCTGACCTCGGCTTCGCCCCACTCAACCGTCAGTCGTCCACGATATCGCACGCCTTTCTTGGCGGCGAGCTTGTCGTACGGCACGAACTGCGCGCCGCGCGGATCCTTGAATTCATCCAACGGCAGCTTGCCGTCGTAGTCGATGGTGAAAGGTGCTTTTCCTTCATTCAAGG